ATGGCGGCGTGATCAGTAAGGAGTATTTAAAGTCTGCGCTGGTTTTGGGGGAATGTGATGTTTGTGGTGAGCCGGCGCCGTTGTCGATTATACATGCGTGGGACAATTTAAATCCGTATGAGAAGGAAGCGTATCAGGCAAAGGTTTTACAGCCAAAGCGCACACGGGCTAAAAAAACCACCGAAGTTGAAAATGCTTAAGTGGGTTAAAAAAGATCAGAAACATGAGCCTTTGGGGACGGATGCTGTGGTTGAGTTTGTGGTGGCTGGGGGCTACTCAGTACGCGCTCAATTAAACACGGTTAAGTGGGCGTGGCATGTAACAGTGTATATGTACGATACAGTGGTTGCATGGGAGGAAATAGGCGCGGACTATAATTGCCCAGAGAGGCGGACTGTTGCGTTTTTAGAAGAGACTTACGATAGGGCCCGTTTGGAAAAGTTAGTAAGAAAAAAGGCGTGGTTAAGAGCCGCTAAGATTCCCGAACGTTTGTGGGACAGGGCGGTATCGGCTAGTGATGACTTTTTAGTTCTGAAAGCGGTGGGCGACTGCAACCGCCTAAAGTATCGCATATACCTCAGACGGGAATGCGGAGAAATAGACCTGATGTTTAAATTTAAAGAGTTTTATGTAAGTTTGGGGGCCATACGGAGCCCTAAAGATTTTCCGCCAGAAAAGATAAAAGAAAAATGGGAGGAGTGGCCTTACCCGAATGAGTACGAAATTTAGGGGAATGAAACATGATTGACTTAAAAGAAGAGACGCAAAAAAAATTAGAATTTAGTAATCGGGCCCAAAAGTACGGCCCGCAATTAAGAGCTAAGTTTAAGTGTTGGTACCCGGATTGCTTTCCGATATGTGGGTTAACAGATAAGTATTTTGTAATTTACAGGGGCCGGTTTTGCATAACAGACCCAAAACTCCTGTTAGTATTTGTGGATCGGATGCGGGGTGGTTCTGTGGGTGAAGGTTGGCTACCGGCCTTCTCTGTTCCGTACTACAATTCTTATTACGATTTGGAAAATGAGATTCCAGCAGAAATTTTAAATCAGATTGGAGATAGAGAGAAGGAACTCAATCGTCGATATAAAACCGGTCCATTTGTGTTACAGGAAGAAACTGATCCCTTTGCCGACTTCGAAACGCTTGCAGATTGGGCGCCTAAAAAGTAAATGAACTTCGAATTAAACTACAAGGCCTCGCCAACGCTCTCGAAGTTTCATAACTCGGACGCTTTTTTCCGAGGGGTGAAAGGCCCGATTGGCTCTGGGAAGTCGGTGGGTATGTGTTTTGAGTTGTTTGTGGTTATGAAGACTCAAGCAAAATCAAAAGACGGGATTCGCCGGACGCGGCATATCGTGGTGAGAAATACCGCCCCGGAGCTTGAGACGACGACGTTAAAGACTTGGCTGGATTGGTTTCCTGAAGATGTGTTTGGAAAAGTAAACCGAAAGCCGCCAATTTCGCACCATATTAAGATTGACGATATTGAATCGGAAGTTATCTTTTTGGCACTAGACCGCCCCGAAGACGTTAAAAAATTATTGTCGTTAGAAGCTACAATGATATGGTTTAATGAGGCGCGTTATATTTTGAAAGAGATTTTAGACGCAGCTACGGGGCGGGTAGGTCGGTATCCGTCGCACAGAGAGAAGCCCGAAGGTTTTACGGGGCAATGGCCGACTCGGTTTGGCGTTATAGCGGACACTAACCCGCCAGATGATTCTAGCTGGTGGTACGACATGGCTGAGATTAAGCACCCGGATGGGTGGGAGTTTTTTGATCAACCGTCTGGGCTAAGTGAAGGCGCGGAGAATGTGGAGAATCTACCACCCGGTTATTATAACAACATGATGGCGGGTAAGCCTCAAGAGTGGATTGATGTGTACGTTCATGGGGATTACGGATTTATACAAGAGGGCAAGCCGGTGTATGGGGACAATTATGTGGACGCCACACATTCAAGTGCGGATGTGAAGTATGATCCGCTATTGCCGGTGATTGTTGGGGTGGATTTCGGACTCACCCCGTCGGCGGTTATTGCTCAGAAAGACCCATTTGGCCGTTGGCGGATTGTTGATGAGTTTTTAACGCCGGATGGCGAGACGTGGCCACTACAAGATTTTGCCCGTAATCTTAATAAATATTTAACTAAAGGGTACGAGCAGTCTCGCATTGAGTTATGGGGGGACCCGTCTGGTGGATTTAGAGATCAGCAAGGGGTAACAGCGTTTGATATTTTTAAAACGGAACAATTGTATGTACGACCCGCTCCGTCAAATAAATTTGAAGTCCGAAGGGAAGCGGTGTTAGCACCGTTGTTGCGCTCAAGCAATGGCCTGCCGGGTATTGTTGTAAGTCGGCAAAAAGCCCCCATGGTGCGCCGAGGGTTTAATGGCGGGTATCACTATAAGCGGTTGAACGTTGGGGGCGAGGCGAAGTATAAGTTGGAGCCGGAGAAGAATAGGTTTAGCCACCCACACGATGCGTTGCAGTATGCGTTATTGGGCGGGGGCGAGCATAAAACAATGTTAGGTCGAAACGAGAAAATGCAAAAGCCTAAAGTGCTTCCCAAGTTTAAAATCTTTTAGTATACTATGGGGATGAAAAAAATTAAATGGTATGTGGTGTTTCGACGCATTAGTCCTACGAAACACCCGACTATGAAAATTTTAAAAAAGGTATTGGACCATAACATTCAGCACGTATTTGCGTTACGGACGATCAGCCCGCACACGGTGGCGCTTGATTATACAGGGTTTAATATAAACACTAAACTATACGAAAATCAAACGGCCGAGGAAGTTTTGAATTTTTATTTTAACCGGTCAAAATATTTAATCGTCGAATATGAAACGACCGAAAAAGACTGTAAGTCGGGGTTTCATATTGGAAATATAATACCGGGATGTGTTAGTATAGTGAAAATGGCGTTAGGAATAACTAATTATGCAATGACTCCGTATGAATTGTACCGGTGGCTAATAATAAATGGAGGTAGAATATGGGTGGCGGACAGCCAAAAATAGATAACAGTGTGCAAGAAAAACAGCTTGCGATGCAACAAAAACAGTTGCTAGAGCAGGAAGAAGAAAGCCGAGCCCAACGTGAGCAGATTGCGTTAGAAAACACGCAACGGCTATTGGCGTTTAGACGCGGGACCGTCGGGCGGCAGTCGTTGCTAAAAACTTCGGAGCGAGGAGTCTATGGAGCTTAAAGAAAAATTCTTACAGACATTTAAGACTTTAGAAGGTCGTAAGCAACAATGGGATTCCACGTACCAAGAGGTGTACGAGTATTGTATGCCGCAACGGAATTTATTTAACGATGCAGTTAATGGTGCTAAACGGGATAACGCTCAAGTTGTTTTTGATTCAACCGCGGTAAACGGGACTCAAAAATTCGTGTCGAATATCCAAAGCGTGTTGGTGCCGCCGATGAAGAAATGGGCAAGATTAAAAGCGGGGATGTTTTTGAAAGGCGACGCCGAGATACTTAAACAATTAGAAGTTATGGAGACTCGGTTGTTTGAGTGTCTTCATGCGTCGTCGTTTGACCAAGCAATGTCAGAGGCGGGGTACGATTTAGCGGCGGGGACCGGTGCGTTGCTCATACGCCCCGGCACTATTAAGCAACCATTACTCGTCGAATCTCACCCGATTGCCTCACTATACATAGCAACAGGGGCCGATAATACGGTAGATACGGTGTTTCGAAAAATAAAAATCCAATACAGAAACATTATGGACACGTGGCCTGATGCAAAAATCCCAAAAGAAATGCAAGAGGCTTACGCACAAAAACCAATGGACGAGTGCGAGCTTATAGAGGGGATGTTTCCCGAAGAGGTTACGGTGACATACCAGATCGAGGGCAAACGCCGGACAGAGAAGGTTATGGGCTTTAAATATTGCATTATGGCGGCTAAAGGACAGCATATTTTGGTTGATCGGGACGAAGAGTTTTTACCATGGGTTGTATTCCGGTGGTCAGTTGTTCCCGGCGAGTGGTATGGCCGCGGCCCGTTGTTGTATGCGTTACCGGATATTAAAACATTAAACAAATCGATTCAGTTTGACTTAACCGCCGCAGCACTAACGGGTCAGCCGCCTTTGCTCGTAGGAGACGATGGCGTTATGAGCTTGGAAAACATGAAGTTAGAGCCGGGTATCGCGATACCGGTGCATTGGGACATGGGAGGGCCTAAGATTCAATACTTAAATCCGCCGGCGTACTCAAACCTTCAGCGTATTATTGTGGAAGACTTGCGCAGAAACATTAATGAGATGCTATTTACTGACCCGTTAGGGCCAATTGATGCGCCCGTAAAGACTGCTACAGAGCAAACAATCCGGCAGCAGGAGTACGCCAATCGATCGGGGGCTTCGTTTGGGCGGTTGTTTCGGGAGCTTGTGGCCAAAACGATTGACGTGTCGTTAAAAACTTTGGAAAAAGTTGTCACCCCCGACGGATCGCCGCTTGTTGATCTAAGCGGGTTGCGAGTCAATGGGCTTGAAATCGATGTTCAAAGCCTATCGCCACTAGCGACGTTGCAAGAAGAAGAGGAAATTCTAAACCTTATGCGCTATTCACGGCACATGATGGAAATAAAAGGCCCGGAAATGCTGGATACTGTCCTGAATACGGCAGAATATTCGCGCAAAATAGCTGCTCACCTAAACTTACCAGAAGGTGTAGTGCCGACTGCAGAGCAATCCGCACAAATTCAGCAAAATATAATAGGACTGGCGCAACAGCAATTAGGGCAACAGGAGGTGCCCGAGCAACAATGATACAGATACCGCTAACCGACGACGAAAAACGCGCACTTATCCGTCTCTTTACAACCCCTGAAGGGCAGGCAGTGTTAAGTATTTTGGAAGAAAAGACAATTAAAAAGCCTGTAATACAAATGGTTCACCCGGACAGCGGGAATACTTTAATGGTAGCGGCGCAACGCGAAGGACAAAACAGTGTAATAAGACAGATACAACGACTTATAGAGGACTTGAACAAAAAAGCTAAGGAGGCTAATTGATGTCATTACTTGAAACCCCACAAACTGAAACTACTGAAACTACGGCTGAGGCTACAGCACCGGAAACCAGCGAACAATCTACACCGGCAGAAGCGTTAACGGCAGAGACTTCAACCGAAGAGTTGCTGGGGGGCAAGTACAAAACTGCAGCAGATTTAGAAAAAGGGTATAAGAGTCAAAGCAAACATATTGGTGAGTTGCGCCAGTCCCTCAAAGAATACGAAGAAAAATACGCAGTCCCGGAGGAGTATGACTTTAATTTTAAAGAAGGCGGGCAGCTTGAGAAGTATCAAGCGCTCGAAGAGCAGATAGACCTTCCGTATCTTAATGAGGTTTTTAAAAAGAATGGCTTAACTAGGGACCAAGCTACGGGCGTGTTAGAAAGTTATTTAGAATCAATTGAAGCGGCGAAGCCTAAACCGGAAGACGAGCTTGCAAAACTTGGGTATCGTAAAGAGCAAATATTGGGTGAGTTGAACCAATATAAAAAAGGCTTAAACGAGCAAGATCAGAAACTATTGGATTCCTTGGCTACTAGCGGCGAGGCGTTGGACTTTCTACACCGCCAGCTTGTTTCGGAAAAACTAACGGTACCGACAAATACTACCGCAGTCCCCGGCAAGTCTGTACAGGAATTAAAAGACGAAGCTACTGCGTATCGAAAAGAATACGGGCATCTATTTGACGCTGACGAGGGCAAGCGAGACCATTACCTCGGTTTACAACGAAAAGCGTTTGCGGCGGCTGGCGTACAGCTTGACAACTAAAAAAAAGTAAGTTATACTATTTGTAGTTTTTTTATGGTAACCTTTTTACGAAGCCCATAAAAGCTAAAGTTGACCCAAACTTTAAATGGCAGATGAGGCCCGCTAACTGGCGATAACCCAATTCGACTGTTGTACTAATTGTTAAGAATTGAGGTTAAATCATGTCACAAAGTATTTTAAACACTTTAGAATTTAAGTCGTTTGAAGCAGAAGTTCACGACGAATTTATTGAAGCTGGCGGTAAGTTGCGACCGACCGTTCGGGTAAAGAACATTGAAGGAAATCAACACCAGTTTCCAGTTTACGGAGCGATCCGTGCTACTGAGCACTCAGTGGGTAGTGAAGTTATTGCCAGCAACCCAACGGCAACGGCGGTTACTGTTACTACTAAACGGTACACTGCTCGTGTAGACACCGATATGTTTTTGAGCGGCGAAGTTAACTATGACGCTTTGGCTGCTTTGAAGCCCGGAATGTTAAACGCTTGCCGACGAAAAGAAGATCAAATTATTATAGACGCTTTGAACGCAGCAAGTATTTCTAACACTGTGGCTAAAAATATTAGCGGTTCTAATGACAATTTGAACGTTGCTATGATTGCTGAAAGCTCGTACTTGTTAGATGAAAGCGGCGTCCCGGATGAAGGCCGAACGTTTGTTGGTTCTGTAAAAGGTAAGCACCACTTGACGCAAGAAAGCGATGTTAAAACAATTGACTCTAACTCTGTCAAAACGTTGGTAAATGGAAGTATTCAAAGTTTTTATGGCTTTGATTTTCAATTTATTGGAGCAAACGGAGCTGAAGGTGGGTTGCCGTTGGCGACTAATGATCGAACTAACTTTGCCTACCAAAAAGATGCAGTTGGCTACGCAATTGGAAAAGACTTCTTGATGTTAACTGATCGCCTAACTACAAACGTGTCTGATACTATTGTAGTTGCTTTCTCTTCGCAAGCGGTAGTTATTGACGCAAAAGGTGTTGTAAAAATCACCACTGACGAATCGTAAAGATAAGGAGGATAAATAAATGGCATTCGATATTAATTCATTTAAAGCGATTTCTCAATCGGGACAAGAAACACCAGATTTGTTTATGTACAGTTCACCCGATGCTATCGGTACTATCGATGGCGCAGGTTACTTTAACGCGCTATCTGCGGACGTAAAAGTAAACGACATAATCTTTATCGTGTCTTCTACTGGCGGAACTCCAGCGATTACAATTAACTACGTAAACAGTAACACTGGCGGCGTTGTTGACGTAACGAACGGTTTAGTTGTAACTGCGACTGACTCCGACTAGGATATAGCATGGCTCTTACAGACGTCGACATTTGTACAACTGCGTTATTGCTGATCGGGGCGGATGAAATCAATTCGTTCTCTGATGCAACACGTGAAGCAAAGCTCTGTAAAGCCATGTATGCCACTACCAAGGATGGACTCTTGCAAAGCCATCCTTGGCGGTTTGCCGTGAATCAAGTGGAATTAAATAAATTAGTGGAAGTTCCTTTATTTAATTTTTCTACGGCATTTCAGTTACCAGCAGATTATTTACGGCTTATTAATCGCAATCCCTCCACCATCGAGTATAAGATTTTCGAAGATAAAATTTATTGCAACGCGTCTGAATTACAGATTACCTATGCGTTTTCGCCCCCGGAGCATAAGATGCCTGCGTATTTTGTTCGTGCGTTGGAATTTGACCTAGCGCGCTTACTTTCAGTGGCGGTGTTGGAGGACACGGATAAAGCGGCGATCTACGACCGGATGCTAGAAGAGCAATTGCGACGGGCAAAACTAATCGATTCTCAAAACTCCGGCGGTACCTCGACGGCACCTAGTACGCAAAGCTATATTGCGGTTCGAGGATAATGGCTCGAAAAACTAAACTCATTGCTGCGCAACGATCGTTTCTTGGTGGGGAGATCAACCAAACAGCTATTATGGATATACGGCGCGAGAGGTACGCTGACTCTGCCAAGCGATTGCGAAATGTGTATGTTAGCCCCGAGGGGTATGCGTTTCGTCGGGAAGGGTTAGAGTATATTGCGGCTACGACAACTAACCAAGAAGCTCGCCTGATTAACTTTGAGTTTAATAATGAGCAGACTTATTTACTAGTGTTTACTGCGGGCGAATTCAAAGTATATAAAAACGATGTTCTGCAAGCTACGTTAACAAGCTCTCCTATATCGACATTGACTTTAGATCAAATTAAAACCATGGATTTTACGCAATCAGCGGACACGTTATTTTTGGTGCACCCAGATGTTCAGCCAATTAAAATTGAACGAACCTCGGATACCGCATGGACTGCGGCATATATTACGTTTGATACTATACCAGTGCACGCATTTAGCGGCGTTACGGTAACGGAGCCTGCTACTAACCATCTTACGCTGTCGTCGGTAACTGGCCGCGGGGTAACAGTTACGGCGACACATAGTGTATTTTCGGCGGCTAGTGTCAATCAATTTATTATAGGTAAAAAAGGCGGCATTTTGTTTATTACAGGTTACACAAGCGGTACTTCGGTCACTGGCGATGTACAGGTCGATTTTCCAGATACCTCTATTGACGCGGGAGACTGGGAGTATGAGACTGGCTACGAGCCCGCATGGAGTGCGACCCGCGGGTGGCCAAAGAGCCTAACTTTTTACCAAACGCGGTTGTGGTTTGGCGGCAGTAAGTCGCGGCCACAAACGGTGTGGGGGTCTAAAGTAAATTACTTTTTTGACTTTGACGTGGCTGGGGGCAGCCCGGCGGATGCCATTAATATTACGTTAGATAGTGACGAGTTAAACGCTATACAGCGTGTGTACCCGGGACGAACCTTTCAGATCTTTACTTCGGCCAGTGAATACTATATACCCAATCGAGAGACTGAGCCTATTACGCCGGAAAACGTGTCGGTGCTTCCAGCTACGGGTCACGGGAGCAGCGCGATTACTCCGATCTCGGTAGACGGGGCTACTCTGTTTGTTCAAAATAACGGCCGGGTCGTTCGCGAGTTTTTATATAATGACGTGGAAAAAAGCTATAACGCCGCCAACGTGTCGCTCTATAGCTCCCATTTGATTAACGCGTCGCGTCGATTAGTAGTTCGAAAAGCGACAAGTACAGTACCGGCGGATTTTGTCTACTTATTAAATTCAGACGGAACACTGGCCGTGTTTAGCGCATTGCGTTCTGTCGGGCTGGCGGCATGGAGTTTGTTTACTACTAACGGGGAGTTTGAAGATATTACAGTAGTAGCCGATACAGTGTATGTCGTTGTCAAACGGACAATTAATGGCAGCACCGTTCGGGCGGTTGAGAAGTTTAACGAAAATGCCTATATGGATTCATCTAAGTTGTCTACAAGCGGCTCGGCTACGGATACGTGGACTGGGTACTCTCACCTAAACGGCGAGACGGTAGACGTCCGCGGGGATGATTATATTTTACAAGATGTAACGGTGTCTTCTGGTGGGTTTACAAGCTCGCAAGCGGTGACGAATATTGAAGCGGGGTTTAACTTTTCGGCCATTATTGAGACGTTACCTGTAGATGTAGACCTTGGCGGTTACTCTATGGCGGGGCAGTTTCGCCGCTTAGTAAGCGCACAAATCCGCTTGCACAATTCGCGAAATATTGAAGTTCAGTTTGGAGATAATACTTATCGGCCAGCTTTTCGTCAATTCGGAGACTTGTTAGACGCCCCCGTGCAAACGTTTACTGGGTATAAAAAAGTGTATTTAAACGGGCATAGTAAAGAACCAACAATTACTATAACGCAAACCGAACCTTTAGAATTTATTGTATTGGGAACCCTAGTTGAGGTAAAATAGGAGTAATTATGGCAATTCCTTTTGTAGCAATAATCGCAGCCGTGTCGGCGTATTCAGTATATAGCCAGTCCCAAGCCCAAGCAGGCATGGCTGCGTTTCAAGAAAAACAAGCACAGCTCCAAGCTAAACAGTTAGAGTTACAGCTACAGGCTGAAAAAGCGCAAGCAGCCGAAGACGAACTGCAACGCCAACAGCAATTGCGCGAGGTTATGTCGGCGCAAACCGCAGCATTTGGAGCAGCGGGGGCCTCTAGTCGGTCGTTTGAAGCGATTCAAACCGCCGACGTTGGTAAAGTCGCACGGGCAGATCGCCTTGGCGGTTTATTTACTTCGACCCGAGAGCTCGGCTTACGGACCGGTATAGCCCAAGAGCGAGCGCAAGCTAGACAATCTGGCTACGCCGCACGCGCGGCGCAAACTAGCGGATTGCTTAGCGCACCGTTGGCAGGCCTATCGTCTTACTATGGTATGCGGGGTATGGGCCGGTGAGCTTAGGTTCTCGTACTCCTCGGTATCAAGTTAAAACAGTATCGTTACGCCAGGCACCGGTTCAGGCCCCCTTAGCTACGCCTACGGGTATTGCTGGCGCAGAGCAAGCTAAACAGCGTGTACTTGGCTTGGCTAGTTCAACGCTTGTTGCGTTTCAGCGGCAAAATCTCATAGCTGAGCAAGCAACAGACGATTTATATTTCACTTCGGCAAACTCGAATGTAAAAACTAATGTATCTCGTATTTATGACGAGAACCCGAACCCAGAAATAGCAAACCAAAAAGCAACTGCTTATATAGAAACTTTGCAAGCGCAAGCACCTGAGCGGTATAAAGACCGGTTGGGAGTCATGGGTAGCGCAATTAACAATCAACAGTTGGTTAAATCCCGTGAGACGTTTAGTAAAAATTTACAGTTAGATCAACAGAAAGCAAATGAGAGCCATCATGAACAGATTGTGGAAAGTTTAAAAAATATCGACGTGTCTACGCCGGAAGGGCAACAATTAGCTGCAATCTATTTTGGGGAGCTTGACGACAGTCGCGAACGTCGGCTACAAAGTGAGGTGTTGCGCAAGGGGTATCAGACGCCAGAGCAGGTTGCGTTATTAGATCGGAAGTATGCAGTGGAGCGCGCGGCAGAAATTGAGAGTATTCAAGTGTCCCAGCTTACTACGTATGCGATTGCGCAAGACAATATGATTGGC